TTGAAGAGCTGACTCTCTAGTTTCTTGGTAGGCACGTTCTGACGCAGAAGCTATAGAACGTTGAGATTGATAACTAGCGATAGCTTGAAGGCCCCCCATGCCAGCTTGGGCAATTCCAAAAATTAGCGGGGCTGCGGCTGCGGGAAAACACATGGTTGTAATTTAGCAAATTCAACATAAGTAAGATTGGTTTGAGTGGTAACATACATAAGCTTTTTAAATCCAAGCATATGAAGCAGCTTCATGTGAAGACGATTCCTTGGATCAGCAATGTTATGTAACATCTCATAGGAGGTTTGTTGTTCGACCCATTTCTTAGCCTCCTTAAAAAATAGCTTTGGGTACGGACGGACATACGGTGTGGTAAGCATCCATATGGCTCCGCAATGGGCATCTGTTCTGGATACCCCCGCCACCCCGCAGATCTCTCCGAGTGGGTTCCGAAAGGTTACCGGATTATCTGAAAGATCAAGAGAAAGGCAGAGGGTGGCCTCCATAATGGTATGGCCAAGACCCTCTAGTTCCCTTCGATCATCTTCTTGTAGGTGCTGAGCCACCCAGATTGCGTCTGAGCGGCTCGCCGGATGGATTAACGACATAACGGGTCTTCCCTTTATCAGAGGGAGTTGATTCCTTTGTTATTGTAGGTGCCTTCCCAATCAATGGAAGTAAAGGCTGTTTGGAATGGACTGTCAGCAATCAATTCAAATTCAAACTGATCACCCTTTGCCATGACTGGAATTGTACTTTGAGCATTACGAATGATGGGAATGTTATTGGCTTGGTAATTATCCGCATTGATTTGTGGAAGTTCCAATTCAAAATCATCCCTGCCATCAGACCTAATGACTGCTCGATATGGACCAGAGTTGTAACTATTGACTTTGATGCGACTGACTCGGGGAATGTTAAGGGTATCTTTAGCAGCCCTAGCTTCATCCCTCACAACATAGAATGCTGGTAGTTGAGCCATTGCTTCATACTTATACCCAAGAGCAAACTTAGACGCAGTGTTTACCGAAGTAAAGACAAACTTATCAAAGTCAATCAAGGTGGTTGCTACGGTTGTGATAGTGAACGTTGTGTTTGTCAGAACCGTTACCGCATAGTCACCAGCCACTACCCCCGTCAACACCGTAATGGTATTACCCGTAACAAGGCGATGCGGGAATTGACAAGTGATGGTTGCTGTTGTAGATCCAGCAAGACGATCTACCGTACACTTACCACCGGCTGCCTTTTCATTCCCTTCGCGGGTCAAGAAGTACCGCTGTCCAACAGGCTTCGTAGCATCATATTGAATGGTGAGTTCTTGAAAGTAACCAGCAATGTCTGGGTTCAGGTAAACCAAAACCGTTTGCAAATTAAGATCCTCAAACCCATCCTTAAAGCAAATGCTACTGGTGTCTGTTGCTAGATCATAAGTAACAAGTGGGTTATAATCAAAGAGATCCAACCTCACATCAAGATACTGTCCCTCAAACAGAAGCGATTCCGCAGGGGTGTCAGTAAGCAGCGACATCTTGCTCAACACATAGTTAGAGCCGTGTTTGGTAACGACAAATAGGATGTCATGATCAAACGTAAAGAACTCCACATCACTAGGCATGATCCATCGGAACCAACCCGAAATACGGTTATCTCCGTTTTGGAACCACCGATAGAGGTAAAGGTTACGGATTTCTTGTTTGCTAAGAATTGCTAAGGTTCCTGCGGATTGTGATGCTTGCATGTCCACCACCGCAGCAGGAATGTAGGTGGGCATCAATCGGGTAAGTTCAATTGACTCAGGCTTCCTACCACCATCCGACACCGCCATCTCATAAACAGAGGAGGCTTTTTCTCCTTCCTCCACAAACACATACGTGCTACCAATATCAATAGGAGCAATTCGATCTGTTTGACTGAGCGTTGAGATCAGGTTGATTTCAGCAGTATTTGGAGCAAACGCTTCGGTTGTGGTTGACAACAGGAACTGAGCATTATCACCAAACAATAGCAACCCCTGTGGAGACGAGATGGCATGTTTAAGGCGAATCGGCTTAAGGGTACTAGCACTGATGTCAATGGGGTCGCTATCAATAATGGTGATAACGGTACTCGCAAAGAAGTTAAAGTAGTCCCCTGCTTGTGAGCAGATAACATTCTGCCGGGACGTAAACACCATTCGGTTCTTATAAAACGAAATGGCATCAACAGGATACCCAACAAAGGAAGGCATTGGGTTAGTTTCTACATCACCAACGTCCCGATACTTCCAATATTTAAGACTGGTTGCATCACTTTTAATTGGCGTTGTATTGACGGAGGTAATAAGAAAGGCATCACCAGCATCGTTTTGAACAATGTTGGAAGCGGTATACCCTTGACCAGGCTGAACAATACTAACGGCAGTGATAATGCCATAGTTGGTTGTGGTTCCTGTAAGGCCAGCCCTTAGTTCATTGCCAACATTTTGAAAGGTGCCATTGACAGAGTAAACCGTATTACCAATGGTCAATGATGCGGTGTTTTGGGTTACACCAATTTGTACCCCATTGACATACCAGTAATAGGTAAACCTATATGTTTGAGAAGTAGTTCTACCACTGGTTACAAATCCTAAAGCCCTACGATCTTGACGGATGTAAGTGCTGGAGCTAGCAGCCGTGCTAAATGTAGATACGGAATTAGTCACCCTATCTACCTGAAGCCTGAGGTTAGAGCCAGTCCCACCTCTTGCGGCAAACTGTTCCCCAACAACGTGACCGCCGCTTGTTGCTCCACTCAACACAATGCCCTCAACAACACCAGTAATGTTTACTGGAGCCGTTCCGCCTGCTGATGCTAGATCTAGTTTGCGGTAGGTAAAGGTGCCATTTGCTTCCCTGATGATAGCATGAGGCATCGTCTCCTCATTGAAATTAAGAACAGTACCTGGAGCAACGGTTTCTTCCCAATGTCCAGCACCACTCGTTTGCCCAGGGGTTGATGGAATAAACTCTACCCAATATTGATCCGAGTTACTTTGAGCACTACCTTCAACCTTAATGCGTCGATTGGAGAAAAACTCACGAGGCAATTGAGCAACGGAAATAACAGTCTCCTTAAAAGCTTCAATAGCAGTTCCGATTGTTCCTCCGGTAGCCTTTAGCGAGAAGTCTCCGTTATTGGCACGACGAATGAAAATAGTATTACCAATACCTGCCGCGATATAAGCAGCATTAGCATTGATAGACCCTACAAGAGCAGTGATAATGGTTTGAACACTATTCTGCGTAGAGCCACTTGCGTTATTTGGCGTGGTATGTGTAAAGGTGTTACCATCAATAGTAATTACATAATCAGTATTGAAAGCAACGGTATTGATGTTTACAAAACCAAATGGGGAATAAGCACTGCTTGAAGTAGTTCCTTCTTTAACTACAACTGTTCTATTAAGAACAAAGATATAATCATTGACCTGAAGGATTCGTAGATCATCCGCATGGGTATGTGTCGCATAAGTAACGGACTCCGCAGCAACAGCATTTACTGTCTGTTGAAGACCACTATTGGCACTCCAAATCTTTAGAGCACCTGCCTTACTAAATTGAATGATGTACTTTTCTTGGTCATCACGAAAGATTGGAAACCAAGTGCCATCAGCAACAGCATTAGCAAGTTTACTAATCCCACGCAACCCAGGACGCTTTGTTAGACCAATTGCGGTGTCTGGATAGTAGTTATCACATACCCGTAATTGACCATTATATTTGGTAGTGTCGGGCTGTTGCGAAACGCCACCAATGAGGTTATTAATCTTTTGTGAAATAGCTGCCATTATCGTGCAATCGTACGGAACGGAGTATAAGAAATGTAGAAGTTCTGACCAGTTTCTACACCAAAGATATTGACCTCAGAGGTGTTAGTATCATAAGCGATACAGTTAGCCCTTAGCATCCCCTCATCTTGTTGGTTAAACTGGAACATCTCCTTAGAACCAACAACACTACCCGCAAACACACGAGAGGCACGTTGGGTAATGTAATCCTTAAAGACCTGAGGAAGATCCTCAAAAGGGAACAACCAAACCACATCACAAATAACAGGACTACTTGTCCAAGCAGTGAAGCTATGGCTGATCTTATCGTAAAGCTTACCGTCTCTAATTACTGTTTGATATTGTTGAACATTCTCGTATTTGTTGTCTGACAATTGGAGAACGTTATCGGGAATAACAATCTCGTCATTAGCATCAGGAGTAAAGGGGTACTTCACCTCAGTGTTAAAGTGCCATCCTTCTCCTTGAACTTCCCGATTAACAGAATCAAGAATAGCAATAGCGGTAGCAATTTCTGGGTTAGCGATGTCGAGCGACACCACAGGTGCCTGCCCGATGCCGGTCAACATTTGGTTGATAGCTTGGAGTTGGGTCGTCATTGTTCGGGACAGGAAAGAAAAAAGGGGCCCACCGTTAATAGGCAGGCCCAGTATCAAACGAAGAGGGTTACCCTCAAACGTTACGGAAGGCACCGGCAACGCCGACGCGCACAGCACCGCAACCATAGGCCAGACGGCCCACGATAACGTCGCCTTGGTAAATCACTTTGGTGTCAGCACCCGTGGTCTGAACGCTGGGGCCAATAGCCTCAACAACGCCAGCAGCATCACGGTGGAAGATCAGGCCGCAGCTGTTGGTGAAGTCGGTGGCAATACCATAGGTGTTGTTCTCACCGGTCACGGCAGCAGCATCAATAGCAGTGCCAGAAGCCGAACCATACTTCCCAAGGAAGGGGATGTTGTTGGACTTCTTGATGGAGATACCAGCGATCTCATAGAGACCATCACCAGAGTTCATGCTACCACCGGCAGCACCATACTCACGGTTGAGGATGTTGGTATCGACCTGAGAGATCAGGGCGTAGTATTGACGGGGGCTCAGCACGGCCACACGGCCATCCTTAGGAGCAGCCACTTCGTCAAGACGGGCAGCAGCTTCAAAGAAGCCATCAACCAGGGCCTGAGCATCATACTCTTTGTTGGCACCGAGGTTGATTTGGAAACCACCAGGCTCACCAGTCACAGCAGCCGAAGCAGCCGAGGCACGATCCAGAACGCGGAAGATACGGCGATCATAGAACTCAGCCAGGCTCTGGCCGATCTGACGGGCGATGGGACCACGAATGTCATACTGACTCATGATCTCGTCAAGGTTATCCACAAAGGCGGATGCCACCAGCAGGTCATCCAGCGCGATGGTGGTTTCGGCTGCCGGAGGGTTGCCCGAACCGAGGATAGGCACACCAGGAGTGCGGTAACCAGCCGAAATACGACCGGTATGAATGAATTGAGCTTGCTTGCCACCGCGCAGGGTCCGGTTCATCACCAGATCTTTTGCGATAGTAGAGTTACGGAAAGCCTCGTAGACTTCGCCCGTAAAGAGCTTCAGGAAGAGGTTAGTACGCTGAGCGTAAGTAGGAGATTGGCCGCCAGCTTTGTTACTGGCGCCAAGATAAGATACAGTTGCAGTCATCGATTTAAGGAAATAAGATTTACTAATTTCCTAAGTACTTAGGTTTTTGTTCGCGAAATAAGTATTCAATTGTTTTTAAGATCTTGCTTGACACAGGGGTATCCACCGCAGCGGGCCCTGATCCAGCACGTGCTGGGTTTTTAACGTGGCCAGTACCACAATAAGAAAGGGGGTCCTACTCCGAGGTGCCCCCAATCCAAAAGTTAATTAAGGCGAGTAATGGTTACTCTACCAACTCCAGAGCCGGTTAGACCGATCTTGTCAGCCGCACCTTTACTTAAATCAAGACCCCTACCATGAGCATAGGGACCCCGATCATTGACCCGAACAACGGCACACCTATCGTAACAAACCTTGAGGCGTGTTCCAAAGGGTAGTGTCTTGTGCGCTGCCGTAAGGCCGTTTTGATTATATCGTTCGCCATTGGCAGTTAGGTTTCCGTGGAAGCCAGGACCATACCAAGAGCTGATAACAGACAGAGTAGTTAGAAGAGGTAGCATGAGTTAATTGCAAAGAACTTTTATATTGCTTACGGCGCCTTCCTTATTATCAAGCAAGTTTGCCTTTGCTTTTCCCTTTGGTTGCCTTTTTGGCAAGGGGAAGTTGAGGACCACTGCGCTTGAGGAACATTTCCTTTTCATAAGGGTTATCTGTTCCTTTGCCCTTGTTATAAAGCTTTTGTTGCTTTTGGGCATCTTTGTGTTTCTTTGGATCAATCGGCATGGATTGAGCCAACTTGGGTTTACGTGTTGCCATTAGTGGGAACCTATTTAGAGCAAGTCGCCAGAAGCGGCTAGTTTTTGTTCGACATCAAACCGATAAGCAGGGTCCGTACGATACCGCCTGTCACTGATAGCAGATGCTAGTTCAGCATTAGAACGGAATCCTTTGACCGTACTCTTCGGTGCCTTGCCCGACACTTGTTGACCTTCAAACCCAACGGAATCCTTATAACGTTGATTGAGGGCTTGAACAGCAAAGAAGATAG